ATTAAAATTTTATCTCCAAGAGAAGGGATTGTAATGGATTGTTTTGGTGGTTCAGGAAGCACTATGATTGCATCACATCTTATGAAAAGAAAATGTTATATGTTAGAAATAGAGCCCTTATACGGAGAAATTATTATTGAAAGAATGTTTAAATTAGATTCTAATTTAGAAATAAAAAAATTAAACTAATATGCGAGTCTCATTAGAAAGAACAGAAGAATTAAAAGCAAAAATTAGACAAATCCTAACAAGGATACCGAATATAGGTAGTCCTAAATTAGCTGAACTTATTGGTGTTGAGCAAAATTATGCTTTGAAATTATTGAAAGGAGTAAGAAAGGAAAATGCTGAAAATATAAATCAGCAAACAATTTTAGAAGAAGTAGGAAAATTGGAAATGGAATTTAACGAATTGATGGTAGAATTGTGGAAAGTAGTAGGTGATGAAGAGATAGATTTTAAAAATAAACTCCGAGCTATTATGGGAATTATTGACGCTAAAAAAACGCTTTTTCAAATTAAATTTGACGCGGGTGTTTTTCAAAGAAAACTCGGTGAATTAAAAATTGAAGAACCTATTAAGGAAGAATATAAAAATTTAGTTTTGGAGGCAATGAAAAACATAGGTTTAGCAAAAGATGAATCAATTAAAAAATCAAACAAAATATAAAGATATAATTAACGACAAAGCATCAAGACGAATGTTAGGTGAAAGATTAGCTGGTTTTTGTTCAATTTATCTTCCTCATTACTTCACATTAAAATCAGCACCTTTTCAATTAGAAATGATGGAACTTTTGGAAAATAAAAAGGAGCGATTTATTGAAATTTTGGCTTTTAGAGAATCAGCAAAAAGTACTTTAAGTATGGTAGCTTTTCCATTATGGGGAGCTTTACAAGGGGAATATCAATTTATTATTTTAATTACTAGTACCTTTTCCCAAATTAAAAGCCATATTGCAAACCTAAAATACGAAATGGATTCAAATAAATTAGTAAGGGAAGATTTCGGAAATATACAATCAGATGAAGAATGGACAACTACAAATATGCTTTTAGCAAATGGAGCACGAATTATTGGAAGATCAACTGGACAAAAAATTAGAGGAATAAGACATAGACAATTTAGACCAGATTTAATAATAATTGATGACCCAGAAAGCCTTGAAGATGTTGTTTCAAAAGAACAAAGAGATAAAGTTGAAAAATGGCTTCGGGGTGAAGTTATGCCTGCTTTAGATAAAGAAAAAGGAAGATTGATAATTTTAGGAAATTTGCTTCATACCGACTCCTTGCTTTCAAGAATTAAAAATGATAAAATATTTTTAACAAAAGAATACCCGCTTTTGAATAATAAAGAGGAAATTCAATGGTTGGGAAAATATCCGACAATGGCTGAAATTGAAAAACAGAAATTATTTGTCAAGGAAACATCTTGGCAAAGGGAATATCTTTTAAAAATAGTTCCAGAAGAAGGACAAGAAATTAAAGAGGAATGGATTCAAAGATATGAAAAATTACCTAGTGAAAATTTAATTTTAGGAAAAGCAATCGGAGTTGATTTAGCCATTAGTAAAAAAGAGACCGCTAATTATACTGCTATGGTTTCAGGAATTGTTGTTCGGGAAAGCGAAATGCCTAAAATTTATATTTTACCGCATTCAATAAATGCCCGATTAAGTTTTCACGAAACTATTTTACAAGCGGAAAGTTGTTCAGAAGCACTGGGAGGGAATACTGGTTATGCTAATTTGATTGTTGAGGAAGTTGCTTATCAAAAAGCGGCAATAGAGGAAATGCAAAAAAGAATGTTGCCAGTTCAAGGAATAAAGGTTACAATGGATAAAAGAGCTAGATTAAGAACTATAAGTGGATATATCCAAAATGGTACAATTCTATTTCCCCATAATGGATGTGAAGATTTACTAATTCAACTTTTAGGTTTTGGAATTGAAGAATATGATGATTTAGTTGATGCTTTTGTATTGTTGACTTCTTATTTAAAAGATTATATAATTAAAAAAACAAATATCGAGGAAATAGAAAATAAAAAAAATACCTTTTTGCCTGTTTTAAAAAAAGTATTTTAGATTATGAAATTATTCGGATTTGAAATCAATTTTAAAAAGAAACCTTTTAAATATGAAGAATTAGGAAAATCGGGAACCACTATCCTGGCGGGGCAAATTATCACTGAAGAATATGTTCCAGAATTAAAAGGAAAAGAGGCTTTAAAAACTTATGACAGAATGAGAAGAAGTGATGGAGTAGTAAAAGCAACTTTAATGGCTTGTGAATTACCTATAAGGACTGCTAATTGGTTTATTCAACCAGCTACAGATTCTCCAGACGATAAAAAGATTGCTGATTTTGTTAGTGATTGTTTATTCAAAAAAATGACAATTACTTGGGACGATTTTTTAAGACAAGCTCTTTTGATGATAACTTTTGGCTTTATCTGTTTTGAAAAAGTATTTCAAGAAGTAAAGTTTAAAGGGGCAACAATGATTGGATGGAGAAAATTTGCTCCTCGTTTACCTAAAACAATTTACGCTTGGCAAACAGAAGATAAAAAAGATGGGATTACTCAAATGTTAGAGAGCGGAGAAAAGATTTCTATTCCGATTGAAAAACTTTTAGTCTTTACTTTTCAAAAAGAAGGAGAGAATTGGGAAGGGATTTCAGGATTAAGGACTGCTTATAGAAGTTGGTATTTAAAAGAACAAATTGAAAAAATAAATGCGATTGGTTTTGAAAGGCAAGGATTAGGGGTTCCTTACGCTAAATTACCAATGGGTTATACAGAGGCAGACAGGAAAAAAACTGAAGAATTTTTAACTAATTTAAGAGCTAATGAAACAGGGTATGTAATAATCCCTCAAGGCTGGGAAGTGGGATTTTTAGATACGAAAGCAGGAACAGTAAAAGACCCACAAGAGAGTATAAGAAGATATAATCGAGAAATCTTTATTGGAGTTTTAGCTCAATTTCTTGATTTAGGAGCGGGTTCTTTAGGTTCTTATGCTCTATCTGCTGACCAAACTTCTACTTTTCATAATAATTTAACCGCTATTGCTAAACAGATAAAGGATATTATCAATAGATATGCTATCCAACAATTAGTAGATTTGAATTATAATAATGTTGAAAACTATCCAACATTAGAATTTACGAAAGTGGGAAGAATAAATGTAGATGAATTAAGTGGGGCAATTTCCAGATTAACTACTTCAGCAATACCAGGAGAAAAACCAGTTATTGTTCCTGATGAAAAAATAGAAAATTATTTACGAGAAGTTTTAGAATTGCCTCCAAAGGAAAAAGTTATTTCAACAACTCCTGAAAAGAAAACGATTGAAGAAAAAAAAGAAGAAGTAGAAAAAATTACCAGTGAGTTTAAAGCCAGAAGGCAGTTAACTTTTGCTGAAAGAAAAGTTAGATTTAATGAATTAAATAACAAAATGGATAATGAAGAAGAAAGTTTAAGGAGGAATTTAAGATTTACCTTAAAGAGAATTACTGATGATTTACTTCTTCAAATTGATAAAATTCTTAATGAGCCAAGTCCAACAATTAGAATAAATTTAATAGAAAAATTGAAAGTAAATTTTCAAGAAAGATATCAAAAACAAATTTTAAAAACTTTAGAAGACACTTTTGAATATAGTAAACAAGGAGCTTCTTATGAAATGAAAAAGACTCCTCCCCCAACCAAAAAAGAACAAAAAGTGATGTTAAGGAATCGAGCGATTACCTTGACAGATATAATGGTTGGTGATATCTTAAAAGTAGCAAAACAAAGTTTGTTAGAAGGATTACAAAGGGAGATGTCAGAGAAAGAATTTCAGTTTATAGATAAAGGTTTTATTTTAAAATCTGTTAAAGATTTTTTAGAAGGAAAAGCATTTGATATCTGGAGTGTAGTTCCTGCTACTATTGTTGGAGGAGGAATAAATCAAGGAAGAAGATTTGCTTTTGAAACTTATAAAAATGATATTTATGCTTTACAAAGAAGCGAAATTTTAGATACTGTTACCTGTTTTCCCGAAGATACAAAAATAGAAACAATAGTTGGGAAAAAAAATATTCAAGATATTAAAGAAGGAGAATTAGTTTTTACAAAAAAAGGGCAACAAAAAGTTGTAGAAACAAATATAAGAGATTATGATGGTAAAATGTTTAAATTTTACACAGACAAAGGAATTTTAGAATGTACAGAAGACCATAAATTGTTTATAATTAGAGATGGAAAAGAATTAAATATAGAGGCAAGAAAAATTAAAAATTCAGATAAATTATTATATTATAAGGCAATAGCTCCCGTAAATGGGACTTAAAACTTAACTTTTATTAAAGTTTTCCACTTCTTGACAAGGTTTTTTTGTGGTATACTAAAGGTATCTTGAATTACGAAATGTAAGTTTATTTACTAAATTCAAACAAATTTTGAATATTACCATAGAAATTATCTCTACTATTTTAATGGCTAATTTTCAATTTTTGATTTTTTGAGCTTATCAAGTTTTAATTGTTTGTATTGACATTTCGTAGTTCAAGATAAAAGTAGTAAAAAAATGAAAAAAGTTGATTCTAAACGAGTTAACATAAAGCTTTTGAAAAAAGATGTTGAGATTATTAAAGAAGTTCTTGAATTAGAAAAAGCAAATATAGAAGTTCATCGTATAGCAAAGAATGGAAAAGAATCCGAGTATGAGAAACGACTCAAGAAAATAATTGAAGAATTCACAAATGTTGTTGGAAAAAATTAAAAAAAGTTATTAAAATAATGTTTGAAGAAACAGCAATAAATAAAATTGAATGTTATAAGTATAAAGGAAATGTTTTTAATTTTGAAGTTGAAAATGAACATAATTATATTGCGAATGGATTTTTGGTAAAAAATTGTAATTATTGTCTTAGTGTTGATAGTAGAATTTTTTCTCTTGATGATCCCTTTACAAAAAATGATATTTTCCATTTTGCCTGTCGAGGAATTTGGGTAGAAATAATGAAAGAAGAAGAAGAATTGCCAGAGATAACTGGAATCCCAGAAAGTTTAAGAGAAAGATTTACTGGGATTGCCGAACCTATTCATTTAAAAAAGCCAATTTATATTAAAAAAGGAACACCTGCTGAAGAATATTTAAAAGAAAAAGAAGAAATGAAAGGAATTGAACCAAAAGTTAAAAAATTAGAAATTAAAGAATCAAAAAAAAGCATTTAAAATAAATATAGATAAATTATTTGTTATTGTTTAAGTTAAGTGAAAAAAATTTAAATTGTTAAAATTTTAAAAATTATGAAAAGAGCTTTATCAACAGAAAAAGGAATTCTTGATTCCCAAATAATAACAAGAAATTACCGACTTGCATCTGGATTAAATGGTTTTATTGCTTCAGGTGTAGAAGTAGCCCTTGGGCATTTTATCAATGATGGGGATTTAAGAGTTGACGGAAAATTATTAACTGGTGAAATAGAAAATAATGGAATTTTAAAGGTCGAAGGAATAATAGAAATTGAATCATTACTTTTATGAAAGTAAAAAAAAGTAAAATTACAATCAGTTTTAAAGCTGGTGAAAATTTAAGTGATGGTGATGTAGTTTATATTTCAGGAGCTGGCGAAGTAAAAAAAGCTGCGGTTGCCAATGCGGAAAAGATAATAGGAGTAGCTGACGAAGCAGCAACTACTGGAGCTGATGTAGATGTAGTTGTTTATGGTAAAAAAACTGTAGTAGCTGATGGAACTATTGCTGCAGGTGATAGATTAAGAGCAGGTAGTACCGCAGGTAGAGTATTAACTGAAAATACTGTTGCTTCAGCTGGACATTTTCATACAGAAAACCTTGCTGCTACTTATACTCAAAACGCTGATACTGGTTCAAAAACTGATACAATCGCTCAAGGTAGACTTTTAGGAAAAGCTTTAGGATCAGCGGTTGCTGGTGGAAGTTTAGAAATTTTAGTTTGCTTAGGTTAAAAAAATGAAATACCGAATTCAATTAGATTTTGCTTTTGATGGAGAATTAGAAGCTAAGGCTTTTTGGATTTTGGTTAAAAGAAATAGTAAAAAAGCAGTTAATTTTAGTAATTCAGAAAAAATATCAGCCAGTATCCACAGATGTTTTCATGATACTAATCCAGCTAAACCCTGTGAGATAATTGAAGAAATAAAATCTGAATAAAAAAAATGGCAAGAGGTTTTTCTTATACTTTAGAAGGTTTTAAGCAAGGATTAAGAAGAGTAAGAAATTCTAATTTGCGTCCAATAGAGTTAAAAGAGTTGGGCTGTGTTTTATATTGTCCTTTAAGAGAGATAAAAACAGGAATAACAAAAGATTTATCAGGTTATGGAAATGATGGAATAGTAATAGGAGCTTCTTTAAAAAAGACTGGAGATGAATATTATATTAGATGGAAGAAAAAGTTAGAGAAAATTGGAGATCAAGCTTTAAGTTTTGATGGGATAGATGATTATGTGCAGATCGGAAATCCAGCGAGTTTGCAGATTGCTAAAAATTTAACTGTAGAGGTCTGGATTTATTTTAACCGATATACTCATCAAGCCGTTAATTATTTTATAGCTAAGCATCCTGGTTGGGGATTCTTTGTTGGTGGAAATGAACCTTATACAAATGATGTAGGCGTTTTTTACAACAGTACTATAGTCGTTTACGCCGATGGGGTTTTTGCTGCTGTAGGAGTTAGAAAATGGACTCATTTAGCTTTTACTTACGATGGCAACACTACTAAAATATACTTGAACGGGGTTTCTCAGCCAACTACAGGCACATTTACAAATGATATTATTCTCACAAATGACTTGAATATAGGGCGGCGAACAGATATTTTTGGGTTCGTAGATGGCCTCATCGGCGAAGTCCGCATTTATAACCGAGCTTTGTCAGTTGAGGAAATTTATTATCATTATAAAATTCAAAAAGATTTATTTAGATAATTAAAAGATGCCCTGTATTAAAGTAAAAAACGGATATAGAATTCAAAAAAAAGGAGGAGGATTATATCCAAAGGTTTATCCTACTTTAGAAGCTTGTCAGTTGAGGGTTCAACAAATGGAGATGTTCAAGAAGCAAACTTTTGAACCTACAAAAGAAGATGTTTATGTTCCTGGTTTAATAAAAATTATTAAGAAAAAAAAGAAATTTCAAAATATGCCAATAGAAGAAACAGAAAAATATATTCGGATTAGGATTAAAAATCCAGAAGTTTTTGATAGAGTTTCTTTTAGGACAATAGATATTTCTAAAGAAGAAGGAATAAAAGCAGTAGTCGGATGTCCAAAAGGAAATTATAAAGCAGGTAGATGTCAAGTAGGAGTGCAAGTTCAATCTTATTTATTTGAAACAGAACGATGGACTCCGAAAAAGGCTGAAAATTGGGTAAAAGAAGCTCAAAAGAAAATTTCAAGTGAATTTAAGATGTTTGTATATCCTACAGATATAAAGACTTTTTCTTTTACAGGAGAAAGAACTAGTGAAATTCAAGTTTTACCTTACGGTTTTTGGAATCACCCAACTTATGGAAAGATTGAAATTACTCAAAAAAATTTAAAAGATTTTGTAGAAAACTTTGAAAAAGGGATTAGAAGAGATTTACCAATAACCGAAGGTCATATAATTAACGAAGAAGAAAAGCCAGCCATAGGTTGGTTTAAGAAGTTAATTAATAAAGGTCGTGAGGGGCTTTGGGCTATAGTTGAATGGACAGATAAGGGACTAAAATTACTTAAGGAGAAATCCTATAAGTATTTCAGCCCTGAATTCTATACCACCTACAAAGACCCAGAGTCAGGACAAATATTTAAGAATATTTTAGTCGGAGGAGCACTAACAAATCGTCCCTATTTTAAAGGGATGCAGGCAGTAGTGCTTTCCGAAGGAGGTTTAATTAAAATGAAAAAAGAAGAAATTTTAAACACAATTAAAAAACAGGCACAAGATGTGATTGAAGATATCGCTGAAAGTGTTATAGAAGAAGTGCCAGAAGCCGATAAAACAGAAGTAGTAGATTTAGTAAATGAAGTAATTACTGAATGGGAAACGGAAGTTATTAACGAAGTAGTTGAAGAATTAGGAGTAGGAGGAGAAAAAGAACTTAATGAAATAGTTATTGAAAAATTAACTGAAGGAAAAGAAAAAGTTAAAAAGAAAGTTTTGGCTAAATTAAAAGAAAAAGAAGAGGAGGGAGAAGAAGAGGAGAAAGAAGAAAAAAAAGAAGCAAGCGAAAAGAAAGTAATTATGATGGATGAAAAAGTTTTAAAAATGTTAGAATTAAATGCTAAAGAAGGAGTAAAAGCAATGGCTGAATTAAGGAGAGCTAAAGTTGAAAGTTATATTGAAAGCAAAACATTCAGTGAGAAAAACCATTTTGGACCCATTTTACCAAAATCCAAAGATAAAGTGATAGATTTTATGCTCACTTTATCAGAGGAACAGGTAAAAGGGTTTAAAGATTTTATAGAAGGATTATTAAAAGTTAATCTTTTCGCCGAATTGGGAAAAGGAGAAATCGGAGAGGAATCACCTCACGAGACATTGATTAAGTTAGCTGAACAGAAAAGGAAGGAAAATCCGCAGTTGACTTTACGTCAATCTTATAACTTAGTCTTTTCCGAAAATCCCGAATTGGCAAAGGAAATAGAAAAAGGTCGGTAATCCTTTTTTTTAAGTAAGTTAAGAAAACTAAAATGAGCCAGTATACACGAGATTTCGTGAGGAGTTTTATCGCTGGGGCTGATTTAAGCACCAAACAGTATTTCCTTGTTAAATTAGGAGTAGGAACAAATGATATTATTTTAGCAAATGCGGCCACTGACAGAATTGTTGGTGTCTTACAAGAGAAACCAAAATTAAATCAAGTAGGACAAGTAGCAATGTTAGGAACAAGTAAAGTAGTAGCAGGAGGAACAATTTTAAAGGGAGATTGTATTACTTCTAATGCCAATGGACAGGCAGTTGCTACTACTGTCGCAGGAAATACAGTAATTGGGATTGCCTTGGAAGCCGCCGTGTCAGGTGACATTTTTGAAATTTTACTGGTAAACTTTAAATACTAAAAAATGAAACCAACAAAAGCAGACGTTTATGTCGACCCAGTATTAACTAATATTTCCGTCGCTTATAAGAACGAAGATTATATTAGTGAAAAGATACTTCCGCTTGTTAAAGTTGCTAAAGATAGTGGATTCTACTTTAAGTATGATAAATCAAAGTTTAGACCAGTAAATGATGAAAGAGCTCTTGGAACACGGGCAGGGAGAGTAGGTTATGGATTAGTTAAGGATACTTATGGACCGATTATTGAACACGCTTTAGAACAAGATGTCCCAGATGAAATTGTAGAACAGGCAGATAATCCATTAGAGCCAAAGTTTGATGCTACCGAAAATGTCACTGAAAGAATTTTAATTGCAAAGGAAAGATCGTTAGCTGTCAAGATGGCGGATACTTCTGTTCTTACTCAAAATGTAACTCTTTCAGGAACAAGTCAATGGAGTGATTATGCTAACTCTAACCCAATTTCAGATGTCAAAACAGCGAAACAAACAATTCACGCTAGTATTTTCCGAGAACCAAATACTTTAGTTTTGGGGAAGCCAGTTTTTGACAAATTAATTGAACACCCAGATATTATAGATAGGATAAAGTATTCAGCTTTAGGTGTAGCAACTACTGATTTATTAGCAAGATTGTTTGGAGTAAATAATGTTTTAGTTGCTGGAGCTGGATACAATACTGCTAAAGAAGGTCAAACTGATGCAATGGCTTATATTTGGGGAAAACACGCTTGGTTACTTTATATTGAACCTACGCCTGGAATTAGAAAAGTTAGTTTTGGTTATACTTTTTATACTAAACCAAGACAGGTTGAAAGTTGGTATGAACAATGGGTTAAAGCTACCATTATTCGAGTTTCGGATTCTTACGAACAAAAATTTGTTGCTACAGAAGCTGCCTATTTGATTAAGAATGCTGTCGCTTAAATCTAATTTACTAAGATGAAATATAAAGTCTTAAGTAATTTGAAAAAAGACGGTATAGATTATTCAGTAGGAAGTATTATTGAGTTAACAGAAGAAGAAATCCAAAACTTAGCTGGAATTGTAGAAGAGATTGAAGAAAAAGAGGAAAAACAGGTAAAAACTCCAAAGCGAAGAGGAAAAAGAAAATAATTGATTAATCCTTAGAACCCTAATAAGAGGTTTATTACTCAATCTTATTAAATGTATTCACTTATCAGGGAGAAAAATTTTTACTTCTCCCTGATGGTGAGTCATTTTAGGAACAATAACAGAAAATTAAAGCAGTTAATTAATTATCTGTCTTCTAAATTTCTTATATTCTTTATGGCAAGAGAATAATTGTTTTTTAAATTAAAAAATAAAAATTATGGGATATTGTAAAATACAAAGTATCCGTGAGCAGTGTGGATTTCAGTATAAAGAAAGAGGAGAAAATATAGGAATTGGTGATGGAGTAAATACTATTTTTTATACCAATCAAAAACCTATTGTAGATAGAACTTATAGCGATACGGTAACAGTGGCTGATGTTAAAGTTTATGTAAATAATCTTGAAGTGGTAGTATCAGCTATAGATCCAGAGCAAGGAAAATTAACTTTAGCTTCAGCTCCTGCTAATGGAGCAAAAGTTACCTGTGATTATGATTGGACAAATATAGAGGATACACTTTTAGATAAATATCATAAAGAAGCAACAAGTCAGATAGATAGTAAGATTTCTATTTTATATGCTTTGCCTTTAAATCCTGTTCCTGATTTAATTAAGTTAATTGAAAAGAAATTAACCGCTGGATTATTATTAGATAAAGAATATTCAGTTGGAGAGGAAGAAGCTGAAAATACAAGAGGAAGAAGATGGATAAAATGGGCAGAAGAAAAACTCCAGATGATAGTAGACAAAAATTTACTTTTATTAGATGCGACTAATGAAATTTTGCCTCAAAAAACCGCTGGAACAATTAAAGGCTGGCCCGATGATACGACTGCTACTACTTCCACTGAAGAAAGTGGGGGGGATATATGTTTTCGTATAGGTAAGCAATTTTAGAAAAATATGCCGAGAGGAATTTCAAAAACACCAGAAGAAACAAAAAAGAAAATAAGTGAAGCTCTTAAAGGACATAAACATTCAGAAGAAACAAAAAGAAAGATTGGATTAGCAAATAGTATTGCTCTTAAAGGATATAAGCATTCAGAAGAAACGAAAAAGAAAATGAGTTTGTTGATGATGGGCAATACTCGTGGATTTAAGAAAGGAATGGTTGCTTGGAATAAAGGTAAAAAATTATCAGAAAGGACAAAAAGGAAGATAAAAAAAGGATTAAAAGCCGCTTGGAAAAAAGGAAAGTTTACAGAAGAAAGAAATAAAAAAATAGGTGAAAAGTTTAAAGGAGATAATAATCCTTCTAAAAGAGCAGAAGTTAGAGAAAAATTAAAAAAATCAGGTTTAGAAAGTTATAGAAAAAATCCTAAATTATATCAACAAAGAAGAGAATCGGCTATAAACAATCCTAATAGAGTTTTTAGAGATACCAAAATTGAATTAAAAATTGAAAAAGAATTACAAAAAAGAAATATAAATTATCAAAAACAAGTTCCTTTATGTAGAATAGCGATTGTAGATTTTTATCTTCCTGAATATAGAATTGTTATTCAATGTGATGGCGATTATTGGCATAATAAATTAGAGCAAAAAGAAAGAGATGAACGACAAGATAAGGTTTTGATTTTCAATGGTTTTAATGTTTATAGATTTTGGGAACACGAAATAAATAAATCTGCTGAAGAATGTATAAATAAAATCGTAAAAAACTTTTAATATGGCTAAATCAATACAACTTTCCTTTGAACTTGAAGGAGCAACAGAGTTGTCAAGAAGATTAAGAATAACAGCTGGAAAGATAAAAGACTTTTCTCCTGAGTTTAAAAAAATAGGAAATTATTTAACAGATTTTTTTTCAGGACCAGTGTTTGAATCAAAAGGAGCAATTTTAGGGGAAAGTTGGAAATCAAGAAAAAATGAAAGAAAATATACTTGGCCGATATTAGAAAAGACAGGCAAAATGAGATTTGGATTTAGGTCAGAATCAGCCCCAAATCAAGTAAGGGTTTGGAATGTAGCCGAATATTTTAAATATCATCAAAGTAAGTTACCAAGACACAAATTGCCTCGTCGTGTGATGATGAAACTAATTGAGTCGGTAAAAATTAAAATGGTAAAAATTTTACATCAAGGAATATGGGAAAGATTAAAGAAAAAACAATAAAAATTGGTTTAGGTTTGAATATTTTTATTATGATTTTGATAATTGTTTTTGGTGTTTTTGGGATTATCTTAATTTTAAGTGGACCAGATGAACCAGTTAAACCAGATGTTTATGATAGAAATTGTTATAATTTACTTAAATGGGGTTGTGATGAAATGTCGCAAGAAGAATGCGAAAAATTAATGGAAAGAAAATGTAGATTAGACATAAAGTAAAATAATTATGCCTTACTTTGACTCTATTATTGCTAAGTATATTGATTTAATTAAATCAAGAAGAAAAGATATTAAAGTTTTTTATAATGGAATAGCGGGAAAAGTCCCTTCTCTTCTTGTTCCTGCAGTAATGATAGATATTGAAAAAGAAGAAATAAATGAGTATAATAATATAGAGGATGAACACAAAATTAGTTTAGTTTTGGTATACATTGCCGATATAAGACGAAATTTTGAAGATACTCCGACAATTATTGCAGGATTAAATAAAGTTAAAGAAGTTTTAGTAGGAAGAGACGAAGATTACAAATTAAAAACTAATAGTATTTTACATATTTTAAGAAATAATTTAGATATAGACCCAGCAAAACATTTAAGAACAGATGTAGGAACTATGACAGTAGTTACTCCAAATGAAGTAGTGGCTGAGAGAATAACAGGATTTTGGTCAGCCGAAGGAACAATTCGATTTACGGCAAATTTTCACCAAATTCGTTAGAATATGTTAGAAAAAAATAAAAAAAGACCAATAGAGATAAGGGAAAAAATAAGTTTAACGATGAAAGGAAGAAAATTATCTGAAAATCATAAAAAAAATATAAGTGAAGCAAATAAAGGAAGACTTTTCTCAGAAGAACATAAAAAGAAAATAAGTGAAAGTAAAAAAGGAAATAAAGCTTGTTTAGGAAGGAAGTGTTCTGAAGAAACAAAAAGGAAAATGAGAGAAATAATGAAGGGGGAAAATAATCCCCGATGGAAAGGAGGAAAATATAGAAATAGTCAAGGATACATTGAAGTTAGAACAGAAAACGGTTATACTAAAGAACATCGTTTAGTAATGGAAAAATATCTCGGCAGAAAATTAGATAGATGGGAATTTATTCATCATAAAAATGGAATTAAAACTGATAACAGAATAGAGAATTTAGAAATAGTAATCAATAAAGCACACTTTGGACAAATAAGATGTCCTTATTGTCAAAAAGATTTTTTAATAAAGTGAAAAAATAAAAGCAAATTTACGGCACATTTTCATCAAATCAGATGAGTTAAATATGTTTAAAAAAATGATAAAAAAAGAAAAAAAAGAAGAAACTTCTCAAAAAAAAGAACACCTAAAGGTCGTTGAGGAGTTTTATTTTTTCCCTGATAAAGGAAAAACAATTAAAGCTACTTCATTAGAAGAAGCATTAGAAAAATTAAATGCCAACAAGATTAGGTAGAGAATACAACATAGGAATAGCTAAAGAAACTACAAGAGGAACTCCTGTTACTCCAAGTTTTTGGATTCCCAGAAAGACTTTTGATTTTGAAGAAAAAAGGGAAATAATTTTTGATGACCAAGGATATGGTAGAATTGAAGATATTACTCGTCATAAAATAGTTTCTCAATGGGCAGAAGGAACTTTTGGAGGAATTACAGGAGCGAGGTCAATAGGTTTGTTTCTTTTAGGAGTTTTAGGGTCGGTTACCACTACTGGTCCCGATGCTGATGGAATTTATACTCATACTTTCTCTGTCGGACAAAACGTTCAGCATCCCAGTTTAACTTTTTCAGTAAAAGACCCTGATGCTGGTAGAGCATTTGCTTTAGCAATGTTAAAAACCTTTAGATTAAGTATTGAAACAGGTGGGTTTGCTGAATTTGAAAGTGATTTTATGAGTAAAAAGGCAGTATCGGCAACTTTGACTCCTTTTTACGTCTTGGAGGATAATTTTGTTGGAGGAAATACTACTGTAAAGTTTGCTGATACGAAAGCGGGTTTAAATGCTGCTCCAGTGATAAAAGCAATAACTGCTGAAATCAACTACAATAAAAATCTGGAGAAGGATGATATTTTAGGTTCTTTTGACCCTAATGATTTCTTTAATAAACAATTCCAGATTGAATTGACTTTAACTAAAAAAATGGAGGACGAGACATATAAGAGTTATTTTAAAGATGGAGCAATGAAAGCGATGAGATTATTGTTTTCTACTGGAACTGGAGCAACTTTAAGGTCAATACAGACTGATTTGAATCAGGTTATATTTACTGATTGGGCAAGCTCTCGTGGTTTAGATGAAATAGTAGTAGAAACAATTACAATGAAAGCCTCCTTTAAATTAGCTGATGCTGAAATGGTTAGTGTTATTTTAAAGAATAATCAAACCTCTTATTAAAATGGAAACTAAAAAAATTAGGACTCCTTCTGGGGCAGAATTAGAATTGAAAACAAGTTTAACTTTTGGAGAAGTCCAAGAGATAAATGCGACTTTAGCTAAAGAAATAGAAATAGAGTATGATGAATACGGCAGACCCAAAACTCCTAAAGTGTCTGCCGACCTTCTAATTAAATTAGAAAAGAAAGAAATTGAAAAGACAATTATTTCAGTTAATGGTGAAAAAGAAAACATTTTGGAGAAAATAGAAAGTTTAGATGGAAAAGATTACAATTTTATTATTCTGGAAGTTAAGAAAATCACTAAACTTTACGGATTTGAGGAAAAAAAAAATTTTAGAGAAGAGTTATAGAAAATTTTTGGAAAAAGGAAAAGGAGAATTGCCAGAAGAAATTATTATTACTGAAATTTGTAAAGATTATGGTTGGACTTATCAGGAGTTTTTAAGTCAGCCTTACTGGTTTATTGAAATAATTCTAATAAAAATGAAATTAGAAGGAGAATTTATTCAAAAAAGAAAAGAAATATGATAGCTACTCATCAATTAGAAATTTTAGTAAAGATGAGAGACGAAGCTACCCGTAGAATGGAAAGAATGGGAAGAGAAGTAAAAGCTTTGACTTTAAATATGAAAACTCTCGGTTGGGCGGGAGGAATAGTAGCGGGAACTTTGGCGGCTTTAGGAACAACAATAGCGATAAAAGGAATAAAAGCTTTTGAAGAAAGTGAAGTGGAAATGATGAGATTTGAAACAAGATTAAAAGCTTTGCCTCCATACTTACAAGCATTTCGAGAGGAAATTTTAGAAGCTGCGGATAAAGCAATATATTTAGGTTTTAGTAGTGAAACAGCTGCAAAAAATATAGTTCACCTTTTGGGTATTACTGGAGATATGAAAAATGCTTTAAAACTTTGGGGGTTAGCTATGGATTTAGCGAGATATAAAGGAATAGATTTAGATACGGCAGTAAGAGCAGTAGGATTAGCTTGGGGAGGCAATACTCGTTTATTAAAAGAATTTGGAATTGAAATTGATGAAAATGCCAGTAAGACAACAGTAATGACTGCTTTAACAAGAGTAGTGGAAGGAGCGTCTAAGAATTATATTAAAACTCTACAAGGTCAAAGAGAAGCTTTAGGACAAGTAGTAGATGAAAGCTGGGAATGGATTGGAACACTTATTGTGAAAAATCTTAGAATAAAAGAAACGATTCAAAGAGTTATAGAATGGGTAAAAGTTCAAGGAGGAATACAGGAAATTTTAGAAAGAAATAAAGTTTTGATATATGCAATCGCAGGAGTATTAGGTGCTGTTTTTCTTGTGGCAATAATTGCCGTAGTGGCTGCTTTGAAAGCTCTCATTGGTGTTTTTGTTTTAGTAGGATTAAAAATTACTGCAATTATACTTGCTCTTACAGCACTTGGAGTAGCATTTTGGTTTTTTGTAAACCAAATTATAGAAGGAATGACAACACTTTATCCTATTTTTGTAGATACTTGGGAAAGAATTAAAGATTATTTCTGGAAGATAGTAGATTGGTTTTCTCGGAAATGGGACGAGTTAGTAAGTAAAATTACTTGGTTTTTAGATAAACTTAAAGAGGTAAAAGAAAAAATAGGAGGGTTTTTTGAAGGGGTTGCGGAAAAAACAGGAGGAGTAGTGGGAAAAGTAGGAGAGGTAATTGGATTACAGGAAGGAGGAATTGTCACCAGACCAACTTTAGCCAGAATTGGAGAAAGGGGTCCAGAAGCAGTTTTACCTCTTGAAAGATTAAAATTTGGAACTGTAAACATTTACTTATCAGGGACATTCCTTACAGAGAAAGAAGTAGCTGAAAAATGGGCAAATCAAATCGCCCGAATAATTAAATATCAGTTAAGAATTTAATAAATTATGCTTGACCTTAAAGTAAATGGAGTTTCAAAGGCATCTATTGTAGATTGGAAAACTTTAATTAAAACCGAAGTTTTAACAAAAGAAGTAGATACTTTAGATTTTGAAATTAAAGGAAGTAAGTTTGTTCCAAAACTTGGAGATGATATCACTCTTTTTGACGGAGCATTAAAAATTTTTGGAGGAGTAGTTATTGAAAGAGAAGAAAAAGTATTAGGAGGAATTTTACTGGGATATGCTATTCGCTGTAAAGATTATACTCATCTATTAGATAAAAAATTAGTAATTGCTTCCTATGTAAATAAAACTGCTAATTATATTATTAAAGACCCAACTTATGGAATAATTCCTCAATATGCTCCTGGTTTTACAACTGTTAATGTAGATGCTCCGAAAATAGTCCCTTCAATTTCTTTTAACTATGAACAAATTTCAAGAGCGTTAACTCTCTTAGCTGACCAGATTTATTATGACTGGTATGTAGATTATAATAAAGATATTCATTTTTTTGACGAAGAAAAGTATACTGCTCCCTTTAATATAGATGATACTTCAGGAAATCATATTTGGGGTTCATTAGAAGTAAATTCAAATCTTTTAGAAGTAAAAAATTCAATTTTTGTAAGAGGCGGAGAATATAAAGGAGCAACAGATGTTTGGAAATATACCGCTGATGGACAACAGAGAATTTTTTATGTTCCTTATAAACTTACTGAAATTGAAGTCAGGAGAGCAGGAGTAGTTCAAACAATCGGAACAGATAACATTACTAATCCTCTTCTCGTTGATATTCTTTATAATTTTGATGAAAAGTTAATTAAATTTAGAGAAGATAATAAACCAAGTGCGGGAACATTGATAGAAATTCAAGGAAGACCCTTTATTCCAGTTATTATCAGTCTTTCTGATGATGCCAGTATTTCTACTTATGGAGAGTATCAACATATAATAATTGATAAAAGTATTATTTCAAGAGAGGAAGCAAGAGAAGTAGCAAGGGGAGAATTAAAAAAGTTTGCTTCTTCAGTTTATGAAGCTTCTTTCAGAACTCTAAATCCTGGTTTAAAGGCAGGACAGAAAATCCATATAAAATCAAATTTAAGAGGAATTGATAGATGGTTCAAAATAAACAAAATTATTACTCAAATAAGAACTCCTAATGAGTTAGAATATGAAGTTTTCTTAATCGCTTCAGGGACCACTACCTTTACTGATATAATGATTGATTTATTGGAACAAAATAAGAAAACTATTAAAGTAGCCAAAGATGAGGTTTTGGATAAAATTAAAACAGCTTATGAAACTACAAGGATCATAGAAGAATTACAAACGGCAACAGCAAAAAATATCCCAGAATCAATTTCTATTTCAGAAAGTTATGATAATTATAAACATACTCCTCCTTTCAAATGGGCCCCTTACGATCCGAAATCAGCCCGTCTTAGGTGGAGCTTAAGCTCTTGGAGTTAAAAATATGAAAAAATATAATGAAAAAATTGAAAAATTAGTTAAAATTAAAGGAGAAATTACCGCTACTTGGCGAGATGTTAAAACTGGTAAAATTAAAAAGAGAAGTCATATGACAAATATGATTGTCACAGTAGGAAGAAAGACAATAGCAATGAGATTAGCCAATGTTTTAACTTATACAGGAGTGATAAATTATGGAGCGTTAGGAACTGGAACTACTCCTCCAGCTAATACTGATACTCAATTAGAAACAGAAGTTTTTAGAAAAACAACCGCTTCAGCCACTTATGAAAATAATGTTGCTTATATTTCTTTCTTTTTTGGTGCAGCGGAAGTTTCTGGAACTTTTAGGGAATTTGGAAATTTTATTGATGGAACAGCAAGTGCCAATACAGGTCAATTATTTACCAGAATATCTGTTAACTGGGTAAAAACTAACACGGAGACGCTCACCGTGGATTGTTGCTATAGCGTACAATAGATATTGACAATACTGTTTAATGATAGTATAATTAGATATAATACTAATTAAATCTAATTATATGCATTGGTCAAAAACAGAAAACAGACAAATAGTTATTGAAAAAATAAGGATACATCATCTTGGAAAACCAATTCATACTGAAAAATGGAAAAAAATATTATCGGAACGAATGAAAGGAAATAAATTTGGATTTCAAAAAGGACAAGGTTATTGGTTAGGAAAAAAAAGACCAGAAGTGAAACAATGGCTTAAATTATTCAAGAAAGGACATAAAGCTTGGAATAAGGGGAAAAAAGGATTGATTACAAATACAGGTAGAACTTGGTTCAAAAAAGGACAAAAACCGTCTGAAAAACAAAGACAAATAGCAAGACAAAATTGGTTGGGTGAAAAAAATCCTCGCTGGTCAGGTGGTCAATATACTGATAAACACGGTTATAAATTTATTCACGATGATAAAAATAGATGGCGAAAAGAACATAGGATTATAGTAGAAAAAATAATCGGAAGAGAATTAAAAAAATGGGAAACAATTCATCATATCAATGAAATAAAAACAGATAATAGATCAGAAAATCTTTATTATTTCTCAAATGATAGTCAACATAAAAGTTATCACGGATTAAAAAATAAACCAATTCTTAAATCAAATTTACATACTATTACTTAATATGGAAAAAATTATTATTACAATCGAAGTTAACGGAGATACTGAAGCTTACCGAGTTCTGAACAAAATAGCTAATGAAAGCAAGGTTTTAGAAGCTGATTATAAAGGAAAAAAATATAAATTTAATAAAAATAATTTATCTCAAAACTTTCTAAAAAAGAAAGGAGAATTTTTAAATTACGAAAAGCCGATATAATTAAAAAGTTTATTTAATAAGATAAAAATATGCGAAGTCAACCCGTTAATCCAGGTCAAGACGCAACAGCCAGTCAATATAATAATTTAAGAGAAGATGCTAAAGGAGCAGGTAATCTTTTAGCTCATCAACAATCTACTCCTGGAATGACTTTATATGTTCAACCAGGAGTTTGTTATATTGGAACTACTAGAACAATTTTTAATGGAGGCAATTCACCTACTTTTACAGCCCCAACAACTAATCCTAAAATTGATATTTTAGTCATTAACTCGGCGGGAGTCTTATCAATTATTGCAGGAACAGAAGCAGTTACTCCTTCACCACCAACTTATCCTACTGATAAGCTTGTTTTATGTGAAGTTTATTTAAGAGTAGGAACGACTGCGATTTATGATACTGATCAAGGAACTAATGGGTATATTTACCGAGATGTTAGGTCCTTTATTAGTCGAGGATTGACAACTGCTATCCCAACTCCAATCGCTGAAGGAGGAACAGGAGCAACTACTCCCACGGAAGCAAAAACTAATTTAGAAGTAGAATTAGAGAAATTTACATATGGTGAAACGATAGCGATAAATGATGCTCTTTATTTGAAGGCGGCAGATGGTAAAGTTTATAAAACTTCGGCTTCTTTTAATGATGAGAGAATACATAATTTTGTTGGGTTTGCTAAAGAAGCGGGAGCATTGAATGATGTTAAAAAGGTCCAAATTGGAGGAAAAGTTTCTGGATTTAGTGGATTAACTATTGGAACTGATTATTATTTATCTACAACAGCAGGAGGAATTACTATTTTTCCCCCTATTGATAATATGTTTTTTATTGGATTAGCTATAGAAACTACAGAAATAATCTTGAATCCATTAGGAAGATACATAATATTTCCTACAGATAATTTGAAACAATCTAATGATGCAGAAAAATCAACATCTTCAGGAACTTATACAAAATTAAAAGAAATAAAGGTTGATATGAATATAGTCTTATCAAAAATTCGTATTAGTTTTTACTTTTATTGGTTTCAACCTACAGGTTGGACACACTCAGGATATATGCGGATTTATAAAAATGGAAGTTCTCTTGGAACAGAAAGAACATTAACAGGAGATGGAGGAGTAGGAGCTACTTTTACAGAGGATTTAGGATCTTTTTCAAAAAATGATTTAATTCAAGTTTATGGAAAAACTTCTGTTGGGAATCCCGAAACTTATGTTCGAGCAAGTAATTTTAGGCTCTATTTTGATAAATTAAAAGTTCCTTTACTTAATTTTACCAATCAAGATCCATAAAACTAAAGAAATTAAAATTTAATCCTATGTCTCAAAATAATTTTGATATAGAACAAAATCAAATACAAATATACCAACGACTGACACGAGTAGAGACGGAAATGTTAGATATTAAAAGTAATATTAAAAGTATCAAAGATAATCATTTAATAAAAATTTATGAGAAATTAGATAATTTCCAAAAAATGATTGCTGATTTAGAAAAAAAGATACTAAAAGAAATATCTTCTCGTCCTTCTTGGACCATAACAATGATTATAACTTTACTTAGTTCCTTAGTTACAGGATTAACTATTTTTCTTGTAACTTCTTAAAAGTATTATTGAAAACTAATATATTACAAAATCGCAAAATTTGGGGGGCTAATTCTCTTTGAAGGGGATTCTACCTAAAAAGAAAAAACTCTCTACCACGGGGCAATTAAGGGGCTTAGAATTGATTGTAGAAGAGGGTTAAAAGTCTAAAAATTAGAATTCCATATGAAGAAAATTTTTAAACCATTAGAAATTAGAAAGTATATTAAATTAGGATTGCCTTTTTTTGAACCTAAATATAATTCTATTTCTCAGTTTTTTGGAATAAATAAAGAAATTTATCAAAGATTTAAATTACTCGGTCATAATGGACTTGATTTTGCTGTTCCTCTTAAAACTCCAATAAGAGCGGTTTGTGATGGTTTTGTGAAAGGAGTTAAGATAAGTAAAGATGGTTACGGAATTTATATTAGACAATTTAGTAATTGGGTAGAAATAGAAAATGAAAAAATTTGTTTAGATATAGTTTATGGACATTTAGATGAGGCTTTAGTTAAATCAGGACAGAAAATTAAAAAAGGAAAAATAATTGGCTTTGTTGATAATACCGGTTTTTCAACTGGAAATCATTTACATTTAGGAGTTAGGTTAGTAACTAGCTATAACAATAAAATTTTAGAGTATAATAATGGTTATTTTGGTTATATTGATCCTTATCTTCTTTTAGAAGATAAAATAACAGCTTGGAATTATACGCTTTGGAAAAGGATTAAACCCGAAGGATTTGAAAAAAATGAGTTAATAGAAGATTTTGAAAATTTCCCGATTGATAATAGATACGGACAAACTAGAACTTGGGATAAACTTTTGAAAGAAAAAACTTGGGCTTTTAACCCTTGGTTAAGAAAAAAAATAAATAGATTACCGACTAATAGAGAAATTATAATGGGAGTTTATGGTTATTGGGATTTTGAAAGTATTTTTCAAAATAAAGTAGGAAACTGGACCTTGTACTATACAAAACCAGAATATTTATCTCGTATAAAGAAAAAATTAGGATTAAAAAGAAAGGAGGTGGAAAAATGTTAAATGTCATTTATAAAACAATTCCAAGAAGAATTATTATGCGGTTTGTAGAAATTTTTGTAGTTTCTGGAGCGGTGGGAGTTTTAGAGACAGGCTTAGAAAAAACACTTATTCCCGCTTTATGGGTTGGAGCAATTTCAGCTCTTGTTAAAGCCTTAAGAGAATTATTAAAAAAAAGAAAAGAAAGAATTGAAGAAGAACCCTCTGAATAACTTATAATTACTTTACTATGATTAGCTTTAAAGAAAAATTTAAAGAAAATCAAGAGAAGAATCCTTTTTGGAGTAGTTGGGTTTGTTTTTGCGAGATGCTATGGGAGTATAACACACGAAACAAAAAAGGAATACAAAAATATCTTAATTCTTTAGTTGAAAAAGAAGATTATTACAAATCAGAAAAAACCGAGTTGTTGGAGTGGTTAATAGAGTGTCTGAAAGCGAAATAAACCGTCAAAAAACGAGGGATATTGCCTTTCACAAGTAATATGACCTGTAAAGGATTATACCCCCTGAAAATCGTAAGTTTAGTAAAATTCAGGTTGTCTATAATTTAAAGGAGGCATTTTTGAGGGTTTTAGGGTCGGAGAGACAAAACCTATAAATTCTATTTGGGATATAACCCGCTACAGGTTCACAAAAACAAAAACCGCCGCTCCTATCCCTTACGGGAACGCACGTATTGGTTTACGACAGTTCAAAGCGACGGCAATTCCAATAATTAGTTTAGCATAAAATTTAAAAAGTATCAAGAAATAATTATGAACAAAGAAAAAATTTTAAAATTAAGAGAGCAAGTGAAATTAAAATACCCATTCAAAGAAGAACAGCATAACGCTATATGGCAACACTTCGGAAAGAATCCAGAAACTTATAAAAGATTCGGTTTGGCTGGACACAACGGATTAGATTTTGTAGTGCCAGAAGGAACGCCAATAAAAGCAATTTGCGATGGAGAAGCAGTGGGAGTTAAGAATACTAAGCACGGATACGGATTGTATGTAAGGCAATTTACAGAATTGATTTTACTTGATAACGAAAAAGTAAAACTTGATATTGTTTACGGGCATAACGAAAAGAACTTGGTTAAAGTAGGAGATAAAATAAAAGCAGGGCAAACTATTGCTTTGGCGGGTAATACTGGATTCTCAAGTGGTAGCCACTTGCACTTGGGGATTAGATTAGTATCTGGTTATAACAATAAAATTTTAGAATATAACAACGGGTATTTTGGTTATTTTGATTTCTATCCCCTGTTTGAACATCCTAACACTTATAGCAATTATTTTTACTGGAAGAAAAGTAATTTTGAAATTCCTGATTGGGAGATTTTGCCAGTAGATAAAAGGTATGGATTTGAAAGAACTTGGAAAACTTATTTAAAAGAAAAAGCGATTGCTTTCAACCCTTGGTTAATAGAAAAAATTAAAAGACTACCTACAAATCAAGAAATTAATGGTTTAGTTTATGGTTACCATACTTTTGAAAATATATTTAAAGATAAAATAGATATTTGGTGGAAGTATTACCACTACCCAGAATACAAAAGAAGGCTAGAAAAGAAACTTGGCTTATAAGGAGGTGGAAAAGATGAAAAGGAAGATGAATGCTTGCGGCGTGGTTAATAAAGATTGTTTTGTAAAACAATTCAAGTATTTGAGTTGTTTTCTGAAGAAGATGAGTTTGAATTGTTGGGATAGTCCACAATTAGGTTGTTGTAAAATTTCTTTAAAGGAAAGCGAATGTAAAGTTTGTGGAGTTTACAAGGAGGGAAAAAAACTATTAAAAAAGTTGAGGAGGTGAGTAAAATGAATGTATGCATTGAAAGAATAGTTAAAGGTTGCCCAGCAAGTTTATACTTTAAATGCAAGGCCTTTAAAGATAATAAGAGTTGTTGGGAAGTTTTAGATGTGCCTTGCTGTGATGCGAAAGCTCTTGAAGCTTGTTTGCGATGTAAAGTTTTCAAGAAAGGAAAAAAAAGAATCAGGGGGCTGGAGAGAGATTATAGAAGATGAAAAAGATTAAAAAAAATTAGAGGTCTTTTGTTTTAAAAGACCTCTTCCTCATAGAAGCGTAGTTTATAATAGTAAACCGTCAGCCATCCTCAGCTGAAGATGAGGGTGCAACTCCCTTCGCTTCTGCATTAACTACCTGAGAGAGGTTTTATTGAACTTCCTGAAAGGTAGTTATTGCTTTTGATATTGCTTTGTTTAGTGGTAAACTAATAATGGATTGCCGTTGTCCCGAACTGCCGCAAACCAATGCGTGTGTTCCCGTAAGGAATAGGAATAACGGCTTTTATTTTGGTTGTGAATAACTTGGACTTGACAAACATAAAAAATCACGGCATAATAATAATAGAGAATAAGAGGTTGTGAATAACTTGGACTTGACAAAATTATCTAAATACTTTATAATATAATTAAGAATAAGAATATAGAGAATAGAGTAATTGATAGTGGGGATTTCTTAAATAGCAGAAGTCCTCACTAACGAGTAGCTAATAAATAAACTACGATGGGTCTTTAGTTTAAAATTAACAAAGAAAGGAGGTGATAAAAATGTATTCCAACCTACGAACTTGGAAAAAAAATAAAAACAAGAAAACACTTAAAACGGGAGAAATAATAGCAACGGGTATGGCTAACTTGGAAGCAAGTATAAGAAAATTTGAGGAGATAGGAAAGAAAACTAACGAAACTTTTGAAGAACTAGAAAGAAAAGCGGAAGAATTAGAAAGAAAAGCGGAAGAATTAGAAAGAGAAGTAAAAGAAAGAGCGGAAGAAAAAGAGTGGAAAGAGCGAATGGAAGATTTAAGTCTTGAAAGGCATTTAGAAAAATCTTGGAATCCAAGAACCAGAAGTTATTTTTAAAGGTCGTGAAAAAATTTATTTTATTTGGCTAATGGAGAGACATCAGAATTTTATGAGCATTAGCCCATAAGACTGGTGTCTCTCATAGAAAAAAAATTATGATTTATCCAATTTGCAATAAAACAGAGAAAGAAATAAAAAATGTTTTTCCTCAAAAACCAGAACGAGAAAGAAATAAGGAAATACGGAAGATGTTTTCAGAAAAGCAAAATTCTATTTTGTCTTCGGTTGCTCTTAAAGAATCTGTTAATTTTCTGAAAGATCGGGAAGAGTCAAATGTGGAAGCGATTTTAGCAGTGGCGAACAAATTTTTGGAGTGGCTTAAAAAAGAAGAAGAAGAACCTTTTTAGATTTTGAACTGGAATTGAGCGTGACTCACGACCGCTTAATTCCAGAACAAAGTTTAAAATTGTAAAACAATAGGAATTTATAAACGAAAGCTCTCTTCAGCCAGAAATAAAATTAAAAATGCCTTGTGAATAACTTGGACTTGACAAACATAAAAAATCACGGCATAATAAGAAGTAGAGAATAAGAAATTGTGAATAATTTGGACTTGACAAAATAATAATAAATTAAAAATATGTATTTACTTAAAATAAAACCAGAGCAGATGAAGAAGTTATACTATTTAAGAGAAGAAAGAAAGCGTAATAATAAAAAAAGTTCAATCGTAGGAATAGTGAGGGATGCAATAGATTTATATTTAAAAGAACATAAAGAAGAATATAAAAAGGTCAGATTTCGCTTGCCTAAAAGCTCAGAAGAAAAAGCACAAATAATGAATGGCTAAATTATAAAAATATGACAATAGGTAAATGGACTAAAAAATGGACAGTGCCAAAATCCTCTGGCGATGGAGACTGGGTTGTTGGTTTATCAGACGAAAAAGTTTGGGGTTGTTCTTGTCCTGTTTGGAAATTTAAAAAAGAAGAATGTCATCATATCAAAGAAATTAAGTTAGGTAATCAACCAGAAATAAATCAATCAGAAATAAATAAAAAACCAGAATATGTTTTAGCTAAAGTATTAAAACCGACTTTAAAAGATGATAGATTATTAGTTCCTTTAGTGCCGATTGGCGATATTAAAATGTCAGTAACTATTGCTTTTACAATGTTAAAGTATGGTTATTCTTGGACCGAAATTAAAAAAATTCGTCGTCTACCTGATAGTTGGACTAAGAAAGCAGTTTTAAATTATGTTGAGGAATATGGCGAGTATACATATCCTGAAAATTTCTATGATTAAATTTATATGGCAGAATTTATTAAAACAAAACATAAAGTATTAGAAATTAAAAGAGAAGATAATCCGTATAAGAAGTATTTAAAGTGGGTATTAAAAACGATTATAGTTGGGATTAACGAAGAAGAAGATGCTAAATTGATACCATACAAGGAAAGAGAGATAATTAAAAATTGGTTTAAAACAAGAAAGCAGGCGGAATATCTGGCAAATTTCTTTAATAGTTTTTAGTAAAATTATGATGAGAGAAGAAGATAAAAAAGAAATCACTATTGCCTATGGTAGAGAAATAAGATTAACTACTATTGGCGATAAAAAAAAGGAAGTTTTCCTTAAATTTTCACCTGCTTTTAGAAATAAACAATTAAGAGAATTAAAAGGTGCTCCTTTATCAATTTTTATTTGTTATGCTTTACATAGCGATGAAAATGGTTATACTTGGATTGACGACCGAACAATTAAAAAAGAAACTGGCTATTCTATTACAAGTGAAATAAGGCAAAAACTAATAAAAATGGGGTATCTTTATCAAGAACGTCTTTATGATAAACAAGGTAAGTTTAAAGATTGGATTTATCGTATATTTCAACCAATAGAGGATAAAAAAGAGTTTATTATTAAAGAAATTAAACAATATACTCATATTCTACTACAAGGCAAAAAAACCTATTTAGAGGAAAACCCTATACAGAGAAAAAATGGGGGTTATTATATAATAGAAGAAGAAGAACCAATTATTATTAAAGAAGAACCAAGTACATTAGCTAAAGCTAATGGCGACAAAGTCGCTAAAGGTAAAATTTCTAAAAATTTCGTTTTAATTTTTCCTTTAATAGAATACTTTTTTTCTCTCAAGGGTTGGTCAATCCCTGCAGAAATGAAGCAAAAAAGGATTAGATTTTCTCGCTGGATGCGACCAGCTTCAGATATACTTCAATTACTGGCTGGCGATATTGATAAAGCCAAAGAATTGATTAAATCTTTAAAGATTTGGGCTATGGTTAAAAAATTAGACTGGAATTTATCAACCGTTCTCAAAAGATGGGATGATTTGGTTGAGAATAAATTGATTGATGATGAGATTGAAAAAAAAGTTGACGAGACAGAATTGGAGCAGGTTTTATCTAAATATAAATAAATTTATGGATTACGAAATCTATAAAAACAAAAGAAAAGAAGCATCAACCGCAATAATTGATAATCCGCAATACTACGGGAAGATTCTAAAGGACGGTTGGGTATGGAATTCTGTAATGGGTGTTTGTTGGGTCTGGCAAGTTAAGTTTTTTGAAGAACAAGGTGCGATTGTTAAAAAAGATGGTGAGTGGCGTATAGCTTGCGATAAGCCAGTTGGGATTGTTTATAATGCCGACAAAGAAGAAAAAAAACGAATTTATGGTGATGGAACAAAAGAATCAGTTATAGAAGCATTGCGAAAAATTAAGGAACAAAAACAAAATGCAAAGTGTTCGATTGAGTATTATCCTTGTCTTTATCCTCAGATGCAAGAATTTGAAAGAAGGTATAAATATGGAGTCGAAGATGCGAAAAACGAAACATTAGAAATTTTAGGATAAATAAAGGTCGGTTCTCCGAAATGAGAACATACTAAACTATTTTCTTTAAGAAATAAATTTATGAAAGTCAATATTACAAAAAAGTTGGGAAACACAACTTACTCTTTTCAAATTGAAGAAGGGAAAGATTTAGACGCATTAGTAAGTGCTGGATTTTTGGCTTCAATGCCGGAGATTTGCGAATTTTGTAAAAGCACGAACCTTGTCCTATCAAGTAATAAGGCAAAAGGTTTTACCTTTATCAAAGTTGTTTGTCGGGAATGCAGAGCAAAAAGCCAACTCGGTCAATACAAAGATGGTGGATTTTTTTGGAAAACATTTGAGAAATATCAAAGTTCTCAGCCGAATGAAGAAGAAGAAATTCCATTTGAGAACGAAGAATATTAGCCATTGATGCTTTGCCTAATTATTGCGGTTTCCGTAAAGTTGTCGCAATGGCACAACTGTCAATAAAAGACGATTAGGTAAAGCAATGAGTGGCGAAATTAAAGTTTACTTCAAAATAAAAAATTTTAGTTCTTGGAACAAAAATAAAAACAAAAAGAAGGGAGGTGAACCTAATGAAAAAAATAACAAAATTTAAAATTATTTGGTTGATTGCTTTATTGGTTGTTATGACTTTTTTGATGCTATTTGCTTCTTTTCAGCACTATTTCCTTCTTTTAAAGGAAATTGAAACTAAAGAAATAATAACAAAAATTACTTTCTTAAAGGTCGAAGTAAAACAAAATTCTGAACAGGGAAGGAAAGTAGAAGCGGTAGTTACGGCATACAGCGTAATTGAGAGTTGCCACTTTAGGGATAAAGAAGGTAGATGCTTGATGGCTTCGGGAAAGCCAGTTTATCGGGGTGCTATCGCTTGTCCGAATTTTTTGAGGCTGGGGCAAAAAGTGAGAATTGAGGGGAAAATATATACTTGCGAGGACAAGATGAGTAAGAGGTATCGTTATTCAAGAAATCCAGCGTATTTTGATATCTTTATGTGGTCGTATGACCAAGCGATTCTTTGGGGAAGGCAGAAAAAGGTAGTAGAAATTTTAAATTAGATTTTATGGAAAAAACTATGATTAAAAACGCAAAAGCGAAAGGTATACGAGCCGAAAGGCGAACGATGAAACATCTTGAATCTCTTGGCTGGCATTGCATCAGGTCTGCTGCCTCTCGCTCCCCTTTTGATATCCTTGCTTTTCATCGGGATTTTGGGTTTCTTTTTGTTCAGGTCAAGGTAAACAGGGGGTTTCTTGATGTGGAAAGAGAAATTTTTGAGAGGTTTGAAGTGCCGAAGGGGAGTGTTAAACAGCTTTGGATCTGGCGGGATCGTCAGCGTGAACCAAGAATAATTAACTTCTAAAGGTCGAAAAAACTTTTAATAAAAAGAACTATGATTAAAGTAAAAACAATTTTAAAAAATATTTCAGTGAAGAATTTGGTATCAGGTGATCAAGAGATTCGGATTTTGCTGATTGTAGATCCGAGAGATGCGGATAAGGTTAAAGAGTTGATGGTTTGTTCTCCCGAACAAGAATTTTTATTAACTTGTGAAAACGATAAGAAATAATAAAAGAAAAAATATGGCAATCTGTCTACTTCACAGTCAAGAATATAATCCAAATTTAGGAGAATTTTGTCCTTATTGTGGAAGTCCGCGAGTTAACTTTTTTTATTCTGCTTCAACTACTGGTGAAGAATGGAAAAATGACAAAAAGGAGAAAACAAAAAATGAAAAAAAAGAGTTAGTAAAGAAAGTAAAATAACTTAAAAATTATGGGAAATGTTAATAGGTCTAAATTTATTAAACTTTATTGGCTGAATGAACCTTTTGGGCAAGGTAAAGATGAAAAAGGACATTATATTATGTTCACTTTGGATTTTATTATTGATACTATTTTTTACGAAGAGAAACAAAAAGAATTTATTAAACTTTGGGAGAAAAAAATTACTGAATTGTGTAAGTCGAAATAATTTTTATTTTATGAAAAAAAATATAATTCTAAAAAACGAAAAACGAACTCAACAAAGAATTGAAAGAGATAAAAAAATTTATCAATGGTATTTAAATTTTGTTGTTAAAAATGGACGAGCCCCAACTTTAAAAGAAATTGGAAATTCTCATAATATAAGCAGAGAAAGAGCAAGGCAATTACTTGAAAGATTAGAAAAACAAGGTTATTTAATTAGAATTGATAATATACGAAAAAAAAATATCTTTGCTTTAAATCCAAGTTTTATAATAAAAGAATATGAAAAAAGAAAAAGTTATTAAAATTAATTCTTTGATTTCTGCACCATATAATCCTCGCTATATTAGTAGAGAAGAATTGGAATTTTTAAAAGAATCTATTAAAAAATTCGGATTAAGAAAAGGAATTGTAGTTAACACACATCCCGATAGAAAAAATATAATTATTGGTGGAAATCAAACTGTTCAAGCATTAAAAGAACTTGGCTGGACTGAAATTTCAGTAGAAAAAGTGGATTTTATTTCTTTACCTGAATTAGAAGAAAAAGCTCTTAATTTAGCTTTAAATAAAATATCAGGAGAATGGGATGAATTAAAATTGATGGAAATAATCCACGAATTTAATATAAAACATAAAAACTTGTTAAAGAATACAGGTTTTACTGATTCTGAAGTTCAAAGATTGCTCGTAGAACATAGTTTAGAACATTCAATAGATGAAAATAAAGAAAAAGTTTTAAAAACCTTATTTGACACTCATCAAACAGTTCCGATTTTTGTTGATAAAACAGGAGCTTCTGTTCGGAAAGATAGAATCGCTTTTTATACCCGAACAATGGAAGAATTTGAAACTATTAAGAATACTTTTTTACCACAAAAGCCTGGTGAATTGGATATTGATAAACTTTTAGAAATGATTAAAAGTTATTATGGAAAATAAATTAAAAGAATATTTAAGTCCTCGAATTTCTTGGGAGATTTTAGATTGTTCAATGCCTTTAACTTTTGACCAATATAATTGGTGCGGATATAATTGTCTCTATTGTTTTAGCCAATATCAAAAAGGAATTGGTTGTGCTAAAAAATCATATAAAAAAAAGCTAAACATTGTTAATGTTGAAAGGATAAAAAAGATTTTTAATTTAGAAAAAGAAGTTTCTTATTCTGATTATATTCAAAAGAAATATACTCTACAATGGGGAGGTCTCTCGGACCCATTTTGTCCTTTTGAAGAAAAGTATGGAATTGGGCTTGAATTGATGAAATTTTTTAATGAGATTGAATATCCTATAAGTTTTAGCAGTAAAAGTGATTTAATTTTAAGAGATGAAAGATATTTTAATGAATTTAAAAAAGCTGGTGATAGATGGCATTTTAAAGCCAGTATTATTACTTTTGACGAAGAAAAAGCAAAAAAAATAGAACAAGGAGTTCCTTCACCAAAAAGAAGATTTGAAGTTCTTAAAAAATTAAGAGAAATTGGCACTCATACTACTTTAAGAATGCGACCAATTATTGTAGGTTTAACTACAAATGATTTTGAAGAATTGATAAAAACAGCTAAAGAAAATAATGTAGAAACAGTGTCAGCAGAATTTTTTTGTTATGATGTCCGAAGTACAGGAGTAGAAGCAACTTGGAAAAATTATCAAAAATTAAATGAGATTTTAGGATACGATGTAGGAAAATTTTATAAACAATTTAAAGGTGATTGGACTGGCTATATTAGATTAAGCAGAGAAATAAAACTATTTTTTGTTAATAAACTTGAAGCGATTTGTAAAAAATATGATATCCCTATTGTTTGGTCAGATAGTTCTTTCAAAGATAGAGGATTTAATGGGAGTTGTTGTGGAATAAAAAGTGAATGGGAAAAATTAAAATTTTGTAAATTACAATATACTAATTTTTGTAAAATATGCCGACAAAAAGGTTTTTTAACTTTAAATGAAGCTTTAGAAATTGGCAAAGATGAAATATTTTGGCGAGATAAAACTTTATTAGATGGTAATCGGAATTTAAAAACTCAAGAAAGAAAAATTAAAAGAAAAATGAGTTTTTTAGATTTTTTTATAAATAGTTGGAATAATTTAAAAGGCACAGGAAATCCGATTAAAAATTATGATTATGTTTTGAAAAATGCGGGAAAAGATGGACAAGGAAATCGGGTTTATATGTATAATTTTGAAAGAGATAAAAAATGGAAAAAACGAAAATAATAAAAAGTAAATGGAATCATCAACCAATTATAGCAATAATTGTTTGGGATATTGGACAGATTGGTGGAATTGCTACGCAAGCTGTGGAAATTAAAAGTCTTTTAGATAGAAATGGAATTAACAATGATATAATTATTTTGAATGATAAAGTTAAATCATTTCGCTTTCTGAAACAATTTGATTTTAAAGATATTTTTGGTCTTGGTGGAATTGAATTAAGTATTAGAAAAGAACATATCTTAAAAACCTTAAAATATCTGGAAAATTATGATATTCTTTTACATACGACAGCTTGTATTCATAATCCTAATTTGCCTTGGTGGGCTGTATATGAATTAAGAAAAAAACAGATAGTAATTATTTCAGATGTTTATTGGAATAAGTATTATCCTTATTTTGACAGAATAATTTCTTATGTAACTAAATTTTTTGCTACCAATCAAGCAGTTAAAAATTATTTAAAAAAAGAAAAAAACATTGAAACTGAAGTTTTTTTACATCCCTTTAAAGTATCTCAGAGTGAAATTGATTTAACAAAAAAGCAAAACATTGTAATATGGGCAAATCAATGGCGAGGCTGGAAGGGAATAAATATCTTTTTGAAGCAAGTCGAAAAGATTAAAGGAAAAGTGTGGTTATTTGGTGGCGGTAGGGAATATTCAAATTGGAAACAAAAATTATTAGAAATGGAAAATGTGCAATATTTTGGTTTTATAAAAACTGAAAGTCTTTATAAAATATATGAAATTGCTAAAATAGCAATAGATTTAACTGGCAATTCTCCAAAATACTGGGGACATTTTAATCGAACTACAATAGAGCCAATGTTTTTTAAATGTGCGGTAGCTTGTAATGAAACATTGGTGGAACCAAATAGCTTTATTCCTCAAAACGTAGTTTTAAAGGTTAATAAAAATAATTTTATTGATAAAATCAATGAATTATTAAAGAATAAAGCCAATTTTGAACAATTAGTTCAACGAGCTGAAATTTGGATAAAAACCACATATAGAGATGAAATTATTTTAAATCAGATAATTTAACGCTTTTTATATTGTAAAAAAATGGTAAAAGATGGTAAAATAAAAATTGAATATGTAGACATCAAATTATTAAAAGAGAATGAATACAATCCGAAACAAATGTCCGAAAAGGAAGCAATGGATTTAGAGAAATCGATTGTGGAGTTTGGAATTGTGGACCCTCTTATTGTTAATAAAGCAAAAGATAGAGAAGGAAGAATTATTGGCGGGCATCAGAGGTATAAAATTTATCAGAGATTAAACTTTAAGGAAGTGCCGATAATTTGGCTTAATATACCAGATTTAGAAAGAGAGCAAGAACTTTGTTTAAGATTGTCAAAAAATACAGGAAGTTGGGATTTTGATTTGTTGGCTAATTTTGACGAAAAGGAACTTTTTAATATCGGTTTTGAAAGAAATGAATTAGACGAGATATTTGGATTAAATATAGTAGATGATGAATTTAACGAGCAAAAAGAACTTGAAAAAGCAATAAAGAATCCAAGAGGAGTAAAAGAAGGAGATATTTGGCAATTAGGGAAGCACAGGCTTTTAATCGGCAATGCAACAAAAAGAGAAAGTTGGAAGAGGTTATTGGGAGATGAGAGGTTTGATCTTCTTTTTACCGACCCGCCGTATCAATTAAGTTGGTTAAAAGAAGGAAAAGGGTTTGGCTGGAAAAGGCAGGGGGTATATTTGAGCACAAAGAAGATGGGTAGATTTCCTGAATACGATGATTGGTTATCAATAGCAAAAGATTATCAGAATCCAGAAGGGGCTAATGTTATGGTTTTTGAAAATTGGAAAAATATA